CTCGTCTGGTGGTAGTGGTGGCACAGCCTTAAAGCTAGAAAAAAACATTACTTTAGATAATAATGGCTCTATCCTCGGTGGAGGAGGAGGCGGTGGAGGAGGCGGTGGTTCAACTGATGACCAAAGTTTCTCTGACCGTGACTACGCTGGTGGCGGTGGAGGAGGTGGAGGTCAATCTTTTGGCTCTGCTGGTTCAAGAAACTCTACTTGTAATGGCTCTGGGTGTATCTCACAATCTGCTAACGGAGGAGCAGGAACTTTAACTGCTGCTGGCGGTGGTGGAGCAGGTGCGGTTGCAGGTGGTAGCCGAGGAACAACAACTGCTGGAGCAGGTGGCTCTGGTGGTTCGGTAGGCAATAATGGTTCTTCTGGTCAAAATGGACAATCAGGAGATGGTACTGGCTCTGGTGGGTCAGGCGGTAGTGCAGGAACAGCAATAGACAATAACGGATTTACAAGGACAGGAGATTAAAAATGGCTTACGAACAATCAGCTTTTAAAAGAACAATGCCAAAACAAACAGGTTTTGTAAGACCAAAACTTAACAGACCAAAAATAACGCCCAGAGGTGGTAGTTTTTTTAAAAATGCAGGTCAAGCACTAGCAAATAGGAGAACAGGTGATCCTGGGAAATATGGTGCAGAAGATTTACAATTTAATATAGATTTAGGTGAAGATGTATTTAGAAAAACTACACCAGATTTAAATTATGTTGGTGGTAAAAACGAGTATGTTAAAAATCCAGATGGTTCATATAGTATAAATGCTTCTTTAGATGATAGAGAACAAGAAATTTATGACCAAAGTGGTATGCTTACAACGAATCTTGGTAATTTGTCTAATGAATTTTTTAAAGGTGGATATGATTCTATGCACCAAAATAGATTAGACAGGTTAAGGGCATTATATACGGAAGGAGATGCACAAGCAGAAGCAGAACGATTAGCCAGAGATCAAGCTACAGGTGCTTCATCTACAGCAAGGTCGTTAGGTGAACAAGCATACAATAGAAACATTAATCAAAGAGATTTAGGTTTAGTGGCACAAGCTGATACAGATGTTATGAATTATGGTAATTTTTTAATGAACAACCGAGGTACTGCTTTAGACCAAATGACTAAAACAGGCAACATAGCAAATGATTTTATTAGCAATCAAATGAATTTTGCAGATGCAGATGCTAATTTAAGTGAAATATCAAAAGCTAAATCAAGACAATTAGATCAGATTGCTGCAGCAGAAGAAGCTGAAAGAAAAGGTAAATCTAATTTTTGGGGTGGAATATTTAACACTTTTGCACCTGCAATATCAAATGCAATTATTCCAGGATCGGGTACTGCTATGAAAGCATTTGGTTCAGGGTTATTTAAAGTTTAGTAGGAGAAAAACATGGCAGTTTCATACGGAGATAGATATAGCGTAGAGCAACAAATTCTTGAAGAACAAGAACAAAGAGGTCAAGATGCTATAACTAATGCAGTCAATTTAGCAGGAACTAGAGGTGCAGGAATGATGCTTCGTGCCAGAGGTATTGGCGAGTCAAGAGGCGAAATGTACAATGCACTTGGTAGAATGTTGACAGGTGAAGAAGAGCCAACAGACCCTAGATTAGCTAGACAAAATGCTTTACAAAAGATTTTTGAACAATATGGCGATCCACAAAACTATGAAGATATGGTTAAGATTGCTAATGTTTTAAGAACAAGTGGATTTCCAGATGAAGCAGATTTAGCTATGAAACAAGCAAATGATTATAAAACTGCTCAAACTAATGCTTTAAATGCTAAAACCAGTTCACAAAAAGCACCAACAAGAGATGAAGTTGATTATATTAAAAATGTAAATGGCAAAGATGTGGTTTACACGAAAACAGTTCAATACAATCCATCTAACCAACAATGGGATTTTATAAGTGAAGCACCAAAGTATGCTCCAGACAAGCCAACTGCTACTATGCAAGATATGATGTCAGCTGCTGCGGTTGTTGATAATGGAGATGGAACTTATGGATGTGATTTAGACAACCCAGATTGTTGGATAAAAGCAACAGCCATATATCATGCAACAACAACAAAAGAAACTTCTCTTGATGCGGCTATATCTGAATCAGCAGGAGAAGAAATATCTAAACAATTTAAAGACGCTAGAACAGCTAATGAAACAATAAATACTATTGATGCCTCTTTTAGTGCTTTAAATTCTGGTGATCCTATAACAGGTTTTGCTTCAGACATGAGGTTAGGATTAGCAAAAATGATTGGTGCTATTAGTGGGGATGAAAATAAAGATGTTCAAGCTACTGAAGTTTGGATGGCCACAACTGGAAAGTTAGTTGCTGAATTGTTAGGTAGTGGTGCTTTTGGTTCTGGAACTGGCTTGTCAGACAACGATGTTAAGTTTGCTAAAGCTATGGTTGGTGGAGATGTAACTTTAGATGAATCTTCAATTAGAAGAATTTTATATATAAGAAGGCAATTAGAAAATGCAAAAATGCGTCAATGGAATGATTATTATTCAAATTCACCAGAATTAGTAAAGAAAAATCTTCAAAAATTTTACAATGAATCACAAATTCTACAAGACGAAATTTCTTGGGATCAAAACAATATATACATGAAACCACCAACAGGATTTTTTATTTATAAAGATACAGAATACTTTTGGCCTGCAACGCAATATGATGTTGACACAGTTACTTTTAACGGACAACAATGGACTGTACATGATAAAAATGGATTTGATTTGACTAGACAATATTTAGATAATTTACCAAAGGAATAAAATGGCAGAAATTAATTTAGACAGAAATCAAATAACACAAGGATCAGAACTTTCTAATACAAATAGAATGATACAAAACGCTGATTTTGATGAGTTACAATTAGACAATAAACTAATTACTTTTGTAGATACAGATGAAATAGAATACGCTGGAGATAAATCTTTTTGGGATAGAACAGTACAAGATTTTTATAAACGAACAAATCAAATACAAGATTCTCGTGTAATGCTGTCTAATAAAGAAATTACTGTGCCAGAACATATGTTGCATGTTTATGGAAAAGGTGGTGCTGGTTTTGCAGCAGATACTGCTTTTAATGTTGTAGCAGAAACTATAGATGAAACATGGGATGGAATTGAAAATGTTGCTTCTGTTGCAGAGGGTGGTATACGCATGATTTTACCAGAAGGTGCAGAGAATGCTATAGACGAAAATGAACAAAGAATAGCAAACATGTTAACAAAATGGTGGAACAATTCATCTACAGCAGAAGCAGGAAGAAAAGCTATTGCAGGTGGAGCTAAAATGTATGCTAAATGGAAAGAAGAAAATCCAAGAGCAGCTATGAATTTAGAATCTGTTGTAGATATTGGTGTTATTTTTGCAACTCCTGGCCGATTAATTCCTTGGAAAGGTAAACAAGAACCAACTATATTTCAAAAAAGTTCTAAAGACCAATTGCGTTTAGCTGGATTACAAGGACAAAGAAATAAATACGATAAATTGCATCATCAATTATATGGAAAAAATGCAATAAATGAAAACAATGTAAGTCGTGTTACTAATGAAGGATTAGGTAGAGTACAAACTATAAATTACAATCAATTTGAATTAGATTTTATGGACACTTTGTTAGCTAATGGTGTTAAAAATGGTGCAAATCCATCTCAAAATAGTCAAGCAATGACTGTGGCAATAGAAAATTTTGCAAAACAACTTAAAAGCGAAATTGTTAAAACTGGAAGTGGAACAAAAGCACCTATTCCTTGGACAGAAGTTAAAAGCACCTTAACAACAAAGATTGATGAATTAATTAAAACAAATCCTGTTTTTTCAGAAGCAGGTCAACAAACTGTTATTAAACAAAATTTAGAAAGAATTTTTAAAATAATTGATGAAGGCAAACACAAAGGTACTGCATTAGGTGTTTTTGAATTAAGACAGGCTTACGATCAATTTGTTAGAACAACTGCAAAAGCAGGAGCGTTAGATGGATCTATAAATAAAACAGCTATGGATGAATCTGTTAGAGTTATTAGAACTGCTTTAAATGATATAGTTGCTCAAAAATTACCAAATACAAAAGTAAAAGAATTGTTAAGTACACAAAGTACATTGTATAAAGCTAGAGAATTAATACTTCCAGCAGTCCAAGCAGATGCGAAACATGCGGTTCAAAGAGTTTGGAAAAATCTCTCAAATGCTATCGGTTTAAAAATGGACTATAACAGAATGATGGCAGTTGCATTTGGTGGTAGTGCTTATGGTGCGGCTGAAATGACAGGTGCTAGTCTTATGGCTGCTGTTGGTGTTGGAGGTACTGCTTTTATGGCTTCAGTTGCTTTACAAACAAGAGCAACTAAAATAGCTTTAGGCAAAACTTTAGCACTAATGGATAAAGCTATTGCTCTTCCTGGTGCAAATCCAAATGTTGTAAAAGCATTATCAGCAGACAGGGCAGTTGTTGCAGAATTGTTTAAAAGACCAATTGAAAAAGCACAGGAAGAATAAATATGAATGAAATGCAAAAAAGGTTGTTATCAGGAATGTCTACTTCAGACTTGCCTTTTTATAATCAACAGACAGGAGAGGCATTACCAGAGGCTACAGAGTATGTAGAGGAGCAACAATTTGATAGTCGAGGCAGACCTATACCTATAAGTGAAACTATGTTAGCAACCGAAGCAGTTCCTAGATTTATGGATCCGTTAGAAGCAGCTAATGATATAGGTCAGAAATTATTACAAGAATGGCAAAAAGGTTTTAGAGATTTTTTTAGCAGTAATAAAAAAGGAATGTTGACTCCAGTTACTAAAAAAGTCGAACAAAAGAAACAAACAAAATTTACAGGAAACCCTACAGAATCTATAACACCAGACGAACCTACTAGGCCAGGATGGATGTTGCCAAGAGATGCAGAAGGAAACATTAATGGCAATTATTGGAGTGTAAATACAGAAGATCCTTATTGGCAAACACAAGAAGGCTATGAAGAAGCTATGAATCTTTATGGTGAAAAACCTGCTTGGGTTAACAAGCCAGTTGAAAAAGAAGATTTTGTAGATTTGGCAGTACAATCTATTGCACCAAACCTAAAAAAATATTTCTAATTATGAGTAATTTTATAGAAAAATTGTTAGATGCACATCCATTAAATAAAATAGATAGAATGTTGACTGGTAGAAATGAAATGGCTGTAGAAGCTGAAAAAAAAGCAGATCAAATATTAGCATCTAAAGATAAAGATGGTAATTTACTTTATCCAAATGCTAGAAAAGATTTACTAACACATTATTTTTTATCTCAAGATATGTCAGAGCAAACAAATATTCCTTTGTCTTTGGCATTAGGATTTGCAAAAGAAATAGGTGATAGCCAAAGATTACCTTTTTTTAATCCAAGTAGTGGTTATTTTAAAAATAGTACTGGGTTTTCTGTTGATGATTTAGGTGCTAATTATGCAGGTGCAACCAATATGCCTTTAGATGTTGCTTACGAAAAAGGATTATTTAAACACACAGAAGCTGTGCCGAGAAACAACAATTGGCAGCAATCTTCTATTTATGGTTTTGGTCAAGGCAAGTATAAACAAGTATTAGATAAATTTAACTAACTGGCTTTTGTAGTTGTTGGGCCATCTGGACAGTCAGTTCACCATTAATCGCAAAGATCTTAATCATAGCTGATCTAGATATACCAAGCTTATCTGCTTTAGCATCAATTAAAGCTAAATCCTTAGAGTTAACTTTTATATTTATTTGGTGTATCACATTTCCCTTTGCCATATTAGTTTCCTATAATTTGTAATACACTTATTATACATTGATTCAAATATTACAACTTACAAACACCATCTTCGCAGTCATCTTCTGATGGGGCAGATATAATATATTCGTTATCATTTAGTACAGGTTTAATTTTTACAGGATCCGATAAATTACCAACAGTAAATTGTTGTAGAAGATTTTCATATGTTCTTAAACTACATCTTTTAACATACCTATCATAAGCCTCTTCAAATTTATGGCCTAATACTCTTGCTCTTGTTCCATAATCTTTAGCAAGTTCTACTATTAATTCATCTCTGGTAAGTGTTTCCATTTTTCTCCTGTAGGTATCATTTCTATTTTAATATTTGGAGTATCACTCCATCTCTTGACAGTCATTATCTTAACAACTTGGCGATCATCTAAGTATAAGACACCATTCAGAGAGTCTAATATAGCTTTCTGATAATTGTCTAGGTCTACATTGTTATCGCAATACTGACCATTTTGTTCCAGTTTTTTCTTTTTAGACCAAGCAGTAGGCATTTTAATATTAAATACCATACCCATAGCAACCAAGTTTTCAGTAGGAGTAACATCCAACTCACTTGTTAGTGCTAACATATCTTTTTTAAATTGAGTGTACTTCTTTGGGTAGTATGTAGACCATCTGGAAACTCTTGGTCTGGCGGCAGGAACTGGATTTAAGTTAAACTTTAAAGCAATCCTCTTATATTGTTTCCCCATACTCTTCGCCTCTTAGGACATCTAGATCTCTTACAACTAAAGCCAGTAATATTCTTATTTCAACATCCCTGGGTGTGTCCTCTTCTCTTGCTAGTTCTAAAGCATCTTTTGTATTATCAGTTATTTCATCTAATATTTGATATCGTTTAGCTTTTGTACTATACCTTGGCATTACTGTTTAATTCATCTTGAGCCAACAGTTTGTCGATCTCAATCTCGATGTTCTCTATTGCTTTTCGGAGATCATGGATTCGCCCCTCACCTTTATGTTTCCATCTATACCTAACAAGATACTTAACTGAATTACCTATTGCCCAAGTCATATCTTGGTCAACAATAAATGTCTTAGCCTCTATCTTACCTTGGGTATAGTGTGAGGGGTTTTTGATATTGTCGTGTACTGTATTAGCCACCGACCCATCCAAAGAACAAAGCGACCACACAAATTCCTAAAAAAACTGTCAAAGATCTGTTTTTCAAGATTGTGTTTACAACTTCCATTACCTTTTCCATACTTCTCTCCCCTAGTTATAACAAGTTAGGGTACTCTTCAGTTGGAAGCTACTAAATGTAATGCTAAAAGAATGCATTATTGAATACCCTAATTTCTTACTACTGCTCGATGTATATAGGTTTGTCACCTAACCAACCAGTACATTCATTGACCTCTATAGGATGACATTGTAATTGTTCTGATGTCGTATTACAGGCAGTCAATAACCCAATTATAAACAATATAGATATAATTTTTAAACTAGATTTCATCGAATTCTTATCCATTATTTGTAAACTCCCCATGTAATTTTTCTCTCAGCTTACATACAGCTATTTGAGCTTTTTCCAGATCATTAAAATAACCTGCACTATATTCTTTCCTATGTAATTTAACTCTACCTCGCCATTGTTTTGTTGGCTTATGCCAAGTCACACCTTTAACTCCAGATGTGCTTCGAGAAGACAATCTTGTGTTATGACAATTTTGTGATTGAGTAGCCTCTCTAAGGTTTTGAATACGATTATTTAATTTGTTTCCATCTATATGATCTAATGTCTTAGGTAGGCTCCCATACACAAAAAGCCATATTAATCTATGTTCTCTGTATTGACGATAATCTACTTTGATAACCTTATATCCAGAAGATTTATGAAGACTAGCACCTGTTCCAACAACCACCCTTGGCCTATTTGTTTTCCAAAATAAACCTTCACTAGTTAATGTAAATAATTCTTTTAATCTTTCTTGTGTCACATGTTTAATTTTACTTGTCATATATATTTAACTCCTCATCTTGAAATTTAGAATATTGACCTAAAAATTGAGTCTTAACAAAACCTATTTGACCCATTCTGTTTTTAGATATTATTAACTCAGCTAAACCTTTATCCTCTGTATCCTCTGGATTATAATAATCATCTCTATAAACCATCATAATTGTATCAGCATCTTGCTCAATCTCACCAGAAGATCTTAGATCACTCATAAACGGTCTTTTATTTTCTCTTTGCTCAACACTTCTATTTAATTGTGAAAGCAATATTACAGGTACTTGTAGTTCTTTAGACAAATACTTTAACTCTCTACTAATACTACCTAACTCAGAAACCTCTCTCTGTTTATCATATTTAATGATTTGTAGATAATCAATCACTATCATATCTAACTTGTTTTGACTGTCTATTTGTCTTGCTCTAGATGTGATGTCGTATATTGACATACCAAACTTATCAACAATAGTCATATTCTGGTGTCCAATCTTATTCATTTCTTTATAAAAATTTTCAGATTCAGCATCATTCATGTTTTGGTTAGTAATCTTTGAAAGGTGTACAGTAGAATGTGATGAAGCTAATTTAAGCATTAATTGGACTTGACTCATTTCTAATGAAAAGAACAAAACATTATTAGACTTAGAAACATGATCCGCTATGTTTAAAGCTAAAGTAGATTTACCCATACTAGGCCGACCTGCAATTACATTAAGTGTTTCTGGACGAAAGCCAGACAATAAAGCATCTAATGATTTAAGTCCACTAGACAGTCCTACTTGATTAGTTGTTAAGCTTTGCATGTAATCTACAGTTTTTCCTACAATAGATTTAACATGACTCTCATCTTTATCTTCTAATTCTAACTCGTAATTTTGTATTTGAGATACTGTGTCTTGATAGTTCTCATATTTAATATCTTTTTTAAGAGCTTCTATTGCATTGTTAATACGACACTCTCTAATATGTTTAGCATAACTTTCAATATTATTAACACCTGTAGAGTTTTCTAACAACAATGCTAAAAATTGAAAATCAACCATCCAGGACCTATCTTTAGGTTGATGATCATTACTTATAAAATCTCTGACTGTAACAACATCTATTGGTATGTCATCTCGATACATGTTATTGATGCATCTAAAAGTGTAACCTAGCTTTTCATCGCTAAAATCTTCTTGCGTTAATCTAGTAGCCGCCACCCTATGAACACAAGGCTCTAATAGTAGGCCACCTACGACTGCTCTCTCTGAGTCTAATGAATTGTATTGCATGATTTTCCTCATTTTGGGGTATAGCGAGGTCTGGCTATACCCATTAAAGTTGCTAGAATCGAATATTTCGAGTCCATTTTTTTTGAAAATGACTTAAACAAGCCATCCTTTGCGTAAAGCCTCAAGCCATTGCACTATATAGACTAAACAACTGGCTGATACTATTGCTGATAAAAACGATAAATAAATTAAAACTTTTTTTATGTATCGCTTAATTGATCTTTGTGTTTTAGCAGTTTGTTCTTTCATATCTTCACACCTCCTTTGATGCATTTGAAATTTTGTACCAAAATATTGAACTGACATATAGCCTCCTAATATAAATGGTTTTCTATTTGGGCATATAGATACTCACCATCATCATTTAATTCTTCGTATTCTTCATCAGTAAGATCTGTACCATCATGCCAAACTGCTTCAATTATAAAACTGTCGCAGAAATCTGGATAATCACTTGTATTAATGTCAATGTCTAATACATCAACAAGACTTGTGTTAATTCTTTTAACTAAAGTTTTGTGTCCTTTACGACCTTCCCAGACCCATTTATATTTTTGCTTGTCTGTAAGACCTATTGTCCAATCTTCTTTTTTTATATCTTTGCCACAATCAACACATTTAATAGCACTCCAAGAAAAATGAAAAACTCGTATTGGGGCATTACATGTACAAACAATACGCTTTCCATCATGACTTGCTCTTGTATATCTATTTACTTTTTTTATTTCAAACTTATTCATAATTTTTCCTCCAATCAAATTCTGTTCCATAAGGGCTTGGTTTTTTTTTCTTGATGTCAAACATTTCCCATTGCCTCTGATTAATAAATGTCTGGAAATGAGGTATGAATTTTTGATCACCCCAATCCAGATACAACCTATTTAATATTTTTAAGACATTTCTCCAATCATGATGTTTCTTGGTGAAGTTTTCCATCTCTGTCATCAAACCACGCTTCTTGCCTTTGTAGTTATCTCTAAATATATCAAACTCAATCAACTCCTCATCAGTTGGTGGTTTAGTTTTTTTGTCCACTTGATATGGTTTATTACAATGTGGGCATATTACTTCCATAATATTCTCCTATTTAAGCATTAATTTAGTTAAAGGGTCTGTGTACCATTGGTGACTATCGATCATCTCTTTAGGCACTTTAAATCTAGGCTCAAGAGGTTTGCGATCTCTAGGTTCCCGATAAATTTTTTTCGGATCCGTATATTTTTTAAGCCTTGCTCTGGCACAACTATTAGTACATTCAATGTGTTCAGATACCATTCTTGCCGTTACCTTACTACCATCGTCCAATGTAAACAACTGTACAAGCTTGTATTCCCATTGTCGCAATGGATTTTGAATGTGTTCAACCCCATCAATTAATATGATGGGGGTTTTTGGATCAATGGTTAACATTAAAACAGCACATCATCATCGCCAACATCACCTAGTGGACTCTGGCTCTGTTCACTTGGTTTAGGTATGTTAGGCATACTTGATGGTCGTTGTATTTGAAACCTTAATACAGGTGCTTTGGTGTTATCAGTCTTATTTCTCCAAGCAGAGATCTGAAAGTCTTCACCCTCTACATTTAATTGACCCTTGTATTGAGGTGCATTGGGATTGCTATTATCATTTTTCCAAATAGCACCCTTGTTAGTGTTGTCATAATTTTCACTCATGTCGTTTCCTTAGTTAATTAGAGGGTCACTTATGGTAGACCCAAGCACCAGACTTATTCTTAACCTAACGACTAAATACCAAAAAGCATAAGGAGGTAATGCTTTAACGAGGGATGGTAAGTAACCGATTGACATTGGAAAGTCAGCCCCAATCAATTCTTAAAAATCATCATCTGGTTTAGATGTATAGTTTTCTTCTAGATCAGTCAATTGATCTTCAGTCAACAACTCATCCCCTCTGGTGTAAAACTCATCACCAAACTCATTCATTGCTACATTAATAACTGCTACCCAAGGTGAATTAGGATTCTCAGCCTCTCGATCTTGCATGTCAGTCATGATTTGTTTGGCTCTGTCTAAACTACAATTCTTGCTTTTAAGTTCTTTAATCAGCCTATCAACTTCTATTGCCGTTTGTTGGCTTCTAGTAGGTGCTTTAAAGTCTTCTGACTCATCCTCACCCATATGACCCATTTCGTACAATCCAGCCAGTTTAAGTACGGCTCTGGACATTGCTCTCTTTTCAGCAATTTCCATTACATACCAAGATATGGTGTTTCCATCACCACCTTTACCTCGCTTACATGATCCGAAAGTTTCTATAGAAGAATCATTCATAGTTGCGAAAGCTTTAACACAAGAAAAATCTGGCTCACATTTGATCACTTCATATTGGACTTTAATGTTAGCACCTCTCTGTACTTTCTCAATACCACTACGAGTTAAGATAGTGTAGTGTTGATGTTTAAATGTATCTTCTTTTTCTAGTCCGAACTTTTTATAGAGTGTGTTCAACCTCTCTCTGTTTGTAGCCATAGCCACTCCTCTGATAGTTAAGCCCCTATTTACCAAATTGACCAATAAACTCCCAAAGAAGTTGATAAAAGGATTCGGGGTATTTATCCTTAAATCTGATCTTGTCTTCCTTACTTAGGACAGACCCATCTTTATATTTACCACCACGAACTGTAGCAGTATCTAAGTCTGGGTACTCACCAAGCTTGTAATAAAAAGTTAGTGATTCAAGATCTATTTGATCAATAAGATTATTCATTACGAATGACCTCCAAAAATACTCCTAAATGAGTAGTTTATTTTTTCAGTATTCATTTGTTCGCCTAGTTCAACAATATTCTTACAATCGTCAATTAGACCTGTTGATGGTAATTCATCTGGTGTAGGATTATTGTGTTCATCATCCAACAAACCATCTTCTTGCATTTCAATATGCAAATCGCTCATTCTACCCATTGTAACCTCCGCTTTTTTGTTGTCTTTCTAAATCCCATTGATTGCATGTAACAATTGCATTTTCAACGGCTTCAACTACATCATCTGAGAAATCCCAGACATCGCCAGACATCTCAAATTCTTGATAAAGTTGTTTTGATTCGATTATGAAATCCTCTAAGGACTCGATACTTTGTCTTTCATGCGGTTTATACATTAAAAGATCTTGAGCAATGCGATGCTCAAAAAGTAAATAGACTTGCTCATTTTTATCGTCTTGATTGTGACGAGCATTTAATAATGATTGATTGTAATCCATAATTTTTTCCTCTGGTTGGTTAATATTATACGCTTTTGGTACTAAACATTAGAACTAAAAGCATTGCTAAGTATATGTTGTATAACGGAAACTGTAAAAGAATTTCCTAAAGCTTTGTACCTTTGAGTATTTGATATACCCTCAGTATAGCCTATTGGAAATGTTTGTAATTTCTCACATTCTGTAGGTGTTAACTTTCTATAAGTTGGTTGATCCATAACTTTAGCAACATTACTTGCAACTATTGTTGGTGATTTTCCATCTTGACTATAAACTCGATCAGCCATGTCAAACTTACCATCTCTAACTTCAAAACATACTATTGACTTGTCAAATTCATCAGTCTTAATAACTAACAAATCTTTTAATCTAAACCAAATGTCTTCACTAGGTATTGCAAAACTAGAATCAGTTCTAAACCAATGCTCAACTTTAGTAACTGGAACATGTAAAAGATCAGCAAGATTTTTGTTAGTCAAAATTGTCATTTTTTTGTGATCCCGTAATGTCTGTTGTAATTTAGGAATGTCAACCTCATACTTCCTAACCTTAACTTTTTGTGGGATGATTAAAACTTTTGGCTCCCGATGTCCACCACCCATAGTAGTTAGTGTTGGACTCTTCCCAGAATCAGCATATACCCTCTTAATTGATTCATTGCCATTAATGTCTGTAGCATTAGCAACATGATGACATTGTGCCTTAGAATCGAAATCTCGGAGTTCACATGGACGATTAAATATTAATTGTCTACGACCTTTTTCAAAATAAGATTTTGGATTACCACCTTTATAATAATTAGCATCAATACAATAACTTTTCTCTCGATCAACCCAACCTATTACATTGTAGGGAACACCCTTATGCATTGAGTAAGTTAAAGTATTAGATTTTTGGTCTTCATATCTTGCTCTAGCTTTTAGCCTTGGTAGATCTTTTGTTTTGCTTTCACTTCTTAACATAAAAGCCATTTCTTTTTCAGATAAAGTATCTTCACAACTGTAATCAAGAACATCTCTTAACAATAATCCTTGGTCTTCTGGCTGATCAATACCATCAATATTAGTCCAATAAAATCTCTTACGATTTTGGGCTGAAACAAGTGCTGAATTAATCAAATGTTTATTGACCTTTCCAAGGGCTTCTTCTGTATGAAAAGTAATGTACTCTTCAAACTCGTTTTTCATTCTGACATTTTCCATTAAGAATTTAGCGTTTGGATTTTTCTCAAGTACTAACTTCATAACATCAAGCATTGTCCAAAATAACATACCTCTTGGGTCTTTGTCACCTTGTTTTGCTCCCGCATTTGACCATGCTTGACATGGAAAACCACCAACAACAAGATCAATAGAAGACCAATCAATATCCCAAGATTCCCAATTGTTAACATCATAAAGCATTTTGGTCTTTGGAAAATTTTTGTGAGTAATCGACATAGCGTGTCTATCAATCTCTGAGGCATGGTAATTGTCAACTTTTACACCCATTCGATCTAAAGCAACTTGTGTTCCAGAAATACCATCAAACAAACTTAAAACATTAATGCCAACTGGTTCAAAATGTTGTTTAATTTTATTTCTCATAGCATCCTCAAATTCCTTATTAGGCCCAATAATTTCTATTTTGTCCATTATGTTCATTATTCTTCCTCCCCAAACATTCTTTCAACTATAGAATCTGATGCGACATATTGTTGACCATTTTCAACACCTTGAATAACCCAAGGCTTTTTTCTAGCACGAGATTTATAACCAACTAACTTGTAAGCAACACTTCTATCCCAACCGATCTTAGTATCGTCAAGTGTTTTATAATAATCAGCTTTTTTTCTCATAGCTATAATTTCTTTTAGATCTTTTTGCTCTGGAGTCAAAGCATCAGCAAGTGAGATTCTGAAACCAGTAAACTTAAATGAGTCTTCATCATAAGTCGCATTACCTAATTCAAATCTTAAGTTGTTATCTTCCATAATAACTGACAATGAATCTTTAATCATCTGGCGAACTTGCTTAATAGTTTTTGGGTTTATTTCTGTAATGTTATATTTAGTTTTCATAATTTTTCCTCTTAGTTAACACCCAACAGGTTTATTGGGATGTGTTAAGTATAAATTATGTTGATCTAAAAAGCAAACCTAAAGTGTAGAACATGCAAAAGCTCTAAAAGCTGAAACCTTTGAAACCCTTTCCAGGACTGGCCTGTGGCGGCTTTTGTTGATTTAGATTATTTAGGTTATTTAGGTTATTTAGACTGTTTAGGTTATTTAAGTCTTTTAGGATCAGCCAGTAATGTATTTATGAGATATGTATTTAAATAATTTTATGATCCGAAAAAATTTTAAAAATAAATAAATTCGTAAAAAAATATTTTATAAAAATCTAATCAAATATTAAATAAATAATAGATCTCATCATAATTGGGTTAGTGATACAAAAGTATATAAAAGTCTTTAAAGGGATTTTTTTACTGTATTATTAATTTTGTCAATTTTGACAATTAACTATAGAGGTATAAAAAATGGAATTAATTTTTAATAGTGTGATAGTTCATTTACTAGTTTTCTTTTTTGGTATTGTTTTTTCATTCTTTATTTTTTCATTGGTTTTTTTTCCAATGTATATGAAAACTTTGGGAATCAAAAAAAAGGGGGTTAAATAATGGATTTAATAACACTTAAATTTTTACAAAGTTTTGTTAATAATAAACTCAATCAAAAGCGATGTATTGACCCGTTTATGTGGTCAAGGGTTAGCGATTATATTAATAAACAAATTAAATTAATAGAGGGTAAAAAATGAATAAAGATAAAATTTTAAAATTGATTGATTGGTATCTAGAAACTAATCCGACTTTGCAAGATTTAGAAAATGAAATTGAATATCATAAAATTGATATGTCAACTAGTGATTTTATAAGCTTTGCAAAAACTGGAAAATATACAATTAAATTAGATCTACCAGAATATTTAAAAGTTTTTTTAAATAGAGAGGTTAAAAAATGAATATTCAAAATAATTTAACAATACCAATTAAAACATTAAAACAAGCTAGTGAAATAATAGGCGGTTATACGGTTACATCAAAAATGCCGACTATCAGTTATTCAATATCTGCAAAGGATTGCATAACTGGAAGTAAATTAAGAAAGATTAAAAATTCTGTTTGTTCGGATTGTTATGCCTTAAAGGGTAATTATGTCCGATATGCAAAAAACATTGAGAAAGCCCAAAATAAGCGATTAAAAGCGATAACTTCTAAAGACTGGGTCAATGCCATGATTTATATAATGAATCATCAAAAACAGGTTATTAAAAGCGGTCTTTTTAGATGGCATGACTCAGGCGATTTACAAAGCATGGAGCATTTACAAAAAATTGTAGATATTGCAAAATCTACACCCAATATTAAACATTGGTTACCTACTAAAGAATCAAACATAATTAAAAACTTCAAGGGTGATATACCTAAAAATTTAATTATTCGTTTGAGTGGTAGTTTTATAGATGGTAAAGCACCTATATATAAAAATACATCAACTGTCACAACTGATAAAGATAAAGCAACATGTCGAAGTTTTGAGAATAACGGACAATGTAAAGATTGTCGCAAGTGTTGGGATAGTTCAATTCAAAACATTAGTTATTTAAATCATTAAAGGACAATAAAACATGAAAACTAAAAATAGAAAATATATGATTAACTTTATATTAACTAATCATGATGACATTAACAATACTCACCCTATAGATTATCAATCATTTAGAGAATATATCAAAAACGAATTAGAATTATCATCAACCGATGATTTAATTACTGAATATGAATATTATCTAAATAGACATAATATTGGGGCTAGTACTTTTAACTTTCAATAACTAACAATAGATCTAAAATTAAGGGCTTTTAATTAAGCCCTTTTTTTTTATCTAATCTATATTGAGATCGAATATAAATTAATATACAATCGGTATTATTTTAAGACCCTTAAAACTATTCTAGTAAATACCCTTGACGATAAAAAAAACTTACCCTTAACGGGAGTTTTTTATTATCTTAATACTAATAGTTATCTAATTAATTTAATAGGCTTTAAAACTAAAATATAAAGCTTTAAAACTGTATTAGTTTTTAATTGGTTTTAGATCTGTTATTAATTCAAATGATATAAAAATATTTATTACCCTACATTTTTATATTTAAATTCTAATATTTAATATTATTTTTTAGCTAGTTTTTTTATATATAACAGCTATCATCTATATGAATTGATATACATGATCCGACAATTTATATATATCATATCATCTATATGAATATTTCCTGCCAGTCAACTTTTTTGATTTAGAAGAAAAATAGGGGCCCACCCAGCTCTAATTTTTTTTAACTAATGTAGGCTAACTCCTAGCCACAAAAAACGAAATTTCAAAAAAAGATCGTGTATAGACTATTACATGTTATACTTAACTGATAATAATTATCATTTGCATTTAATATGTCGGAAAGACTACCGCCTTTAGCACCTCAAACACCTTTTGAAGATAAAGAGGATAAGCCTAAGAAAAGAGGTAATCCTAATTTTTATAAAGGGATGCCATCTTTAAATCCTGCAGGTAAACCTAAAGGTACGATGAATAAGTATGCAGCTCTCTCAAGAGAACTCATGAATGAGAACGCTGTAGAAATCGTAGCAACGGTATTAGCAAAAGCAAAAGAAGGTGATGTGCATTGTCTGAAAATGTGTATGGATAGAATTTTACCAGTTCAAAAGGCTATAGATCCGAATAGAACCAAGAATGATGCCCAGGTCATTATAAATGTATCTTCTATTGAATCGATTCAACAAAAAGCAAGTGAATATGACGAGGCTGAGTTAGTGGAGCCAGAAGAGAAGAGCGATGATGAAGTTGTAGCCACAATAAACACTTCACCTATGGCTGATAAATTTAAAGATGTCTGAACTTAACATTGATTTGCATCCAGCACAGCTGCAGATCTTTAATTCTAAAAAACGATTTAAAATAGTCGCAGCAGGAAGACGATTTGGAAAGTCCTACCTTTCTGCTTGGTTATTACTCATTAACGCTATACAAAGCGAGTCTAAAGATGTCTTTTATGTAGGGCCTACTTTTCAACAAGCCAAAGATATTATGTGGGCAATGCTAAAAGACTTAGGTAAAGATCTAATAGCACAGGCCCATGAGAATACAGCAGTACTCACCCTGATCAATGGAAGAAAAATCTATTTAAAGGGCAGCGATCGGCCCGATACGCTCCGCGGCGTTGGCCTAGCATACTGCGTACTTGATGAATATGCCTCAATGAAACCACAAGTCTGGGAACAGATCATAAGACCTACGCTTTCAGATGTGCAAGGTGGTGCTTTATTTATTGGAACCCCAGCAGGAAAAAACCATTTTTACGATTTGTATAGAGATGCGTTTGATGATGATGATTGGGATGCGTTCCAGTTTACATCAACCGATAATCCATTTATACCTGATAGCGAAATAAAGGCCGCTAGTAAAACAATGTCATCTATGTCATTTAGGCAAGAATTTGAGGCA